GGGTAAGGGGATTTTGTGTCTGCGACATTTCTGTTGTGCAAGAAATATGTACAATAAAATGAATTTTGTCGCTTTGCAAGCAAAATCCCACTAAACCCTATAGGTTGCGGATTTGAGGTTTTTAAGGATATGTGATATGGATAAGGAGAAATTAAAGAATGATTACGAGAATGCTTGCAATGCTTACTTGAAGGCATTCTGTGAGAAGCATGAATTTTACGGATTGGATAATCCGGAGACATTTTGGATAGGAGACCAAGTTGGAGGAATAGCCAATTGCGGTGATTTTACCTTCGATATGGCTACTATTGTAACTGATATAGACAAGGATGCTCCAGAGGAAGAGTTGCTGAAATGGTATGATTATACGATTGAAGCTAGTGAGTTCAATTTGCCTGTTCCAAACTTGGATCATTGGCTTATGGGGTGTCCTATAACACCAAGTAAATGGTTCGAGAATATGCGAGCAAAGCGTAAGGAATTTGAGGACTTGTTAAAACAAGAAAATGAAAGGTTGAAAAATGGAAAGAAGTAATCTTTTTAATCATTTGTTGAGGATATTTGATGAAGGTCTCAGTATGAAGACTACCGAACTTGAATATGGTACACTTGAAGTTACTGTAGAGAATCGAAGCCAAGACAAGAAAATCACATTCTTAGCAAAGGGTATGGAGGATGCCAATCAGAAAGCAGAGGAATGGCAGGTTGGACAAATGCTCTTGAATTGCGATGATTTCGAGGAGATTGTTATGTTCTTGGCTCAAAGAAAGAAACTTAAAAAGGAAATGTCAAATGGATAAGAATTTTAGAAGTTGTTTTTGTTGCGTCCATTTCTTGGAAATACAAATTACAAGTATAGGAAATGTTTTGAAATGCAAGAAAGGTAGCACTACGAAAGTACAAGGGAAGAGAGTGACAGAAATTGCTGCAAGGTGCAAAAACTACAAAGCGTGTGGAACACGTTAAAGAACATGGTAAGACGAATTTAAGGATACAGGTGATAGTAGCAAGAGTGTTTGAGAAAGAGAAAAATGTAAAAACTTTAAAATAAATGGTAGAAATCATATTAGATAATTAAAATACATTAATAAAATAAAGAAACGCATTAAAACGCTTGCATGTTTCAAATATTCTTTGTATCTTTGCATTGTAATTAAGAAATAAAGGTTATTAATTTGAAAAGGTGAGACACACCATAAAAACTGGTGATAATGACAAAGAAAGAAATTTTAAAACAATGGCTTGATGAGCCGAAAGTGAAATATTGTGGCAGTTCAAATTTTACGTTAGGTTATGGTGATGGCTGGGATTGGGTTAAAGATACTCTACGACCAGCTATCACGAAGAATGCGATGTTCCTCAGATTCTTGGAGCATGGTTTCTGTGAGATAGAAGAATTTCTGAAATCCAAGTCCGAGAAACCGAGCGAAGAGGATTGTACCTTGTATTCTGTTGGATACAAAGATGGAGTCACTGATGCCATGATAGCAATAAAGAACAGATTTGAAATATTTAAATAGGAGGTTTTGATGGATTTAGGAAAGGCGATTAAGACAATTAGGGTAAGCAAGGGCTTGACCCAACGACAACTGAGTAAGGCTATCGGTTGTAGCGAGACAAACATGTTGTTTATGGAGACAGGAAGAACGTTTCCACGTAAGAGTAAGATTGATGCAATATGCAAGGTATTGGAGATTCCGATGTCATATTTGTTGATGTTCTCTATTACACCGGATGATATTCCGGAAGATAAGCAGAGTTTGTATACAAGCATCGTTGAGCCGATGCGTAACGAATTTATTAGGGAGTTGTTGCGATGAAGAAAGGCTATTATTTTGTGGCTAAGTATGTCAAGAATGGCATAACACGAATATGTACAGGTACACAAGAGACGATTGAAGGCTATTTTGATTTCGTCAGTGCTGGAAATTTTATAGCAAAGGAACATAATGTTGATTTCAAGGACGTAATTGTAACTTTTTGGTCAGAGATTAATTCAGTAATGTTGGATAAATATAAGAAAACATTAGGAGAGCAGAATAATGGTTGAATTCGAGTACGAAGGAAATATCATTTGGAAAAATTACGACTTTCATTTTATGCCTTGTGTAGGAGATAAAGTTGTGATTAACAACCTTATATATAAGATTAAGTCTCGTGTGTTCAAGTGTGATGGGAAGATAGTTAAAGTGGTTTTAAAAAAGGTAGATAATGAAATTACGAATAGTTAAACATGTTTGTGCCGATGGAGTAGAAAGAGGTATCTTGGAGTACCGCAACCATTGGTGGGAGAAGTGGAAGCCATTGCATCAGGAAGGCAAGCTGGCTTATGTTTCATATATGGGAACGAAACCATATAAGTCATTGCAGGAAGAGTGCTTTGATGTACTTGGATTGAATGAAGAACAGATAAAGGTGCGTGAACAGATGTCCCGTTATATCTTGGATGCAGAAGAGGTATATGTTGGTGCTAGAATAGGCAACGAATATCATATCGGCTATGATGTTGATAATGATGAGAGTCTTGAAACGCTTAGAAATTTGGAGGAATAGTTATGATCGGAAAGATTTTTTCGGTTAATACCGATATTGTATATCGTAGAGAGGAGAGTTTGAATCTCTTCGAAGGCAAGAAAAAACTTGATAAGGTGGTTTCCGGTCGGGTGTTCAAGGAACAAATCAAGTTGCTTGGTTTTACCATCAGGACAAAGTATTTCTATCAGATTTGCTGCCCACAAGTCAATATGAATGATACCCATGAGGTTTGCACATTGTATAGGGTTGAGGATTTGGTGAGAAAAGAGTGCTATAACAAGGTTGTTGAATATTCTATTAGAAAACATCATGCCTAGTGTTAATTGTTTCAGAAGAGTCTTGTTGAACGTAGGTGGCAAGAAGATAATTATCAGTGTGCCGCATGGAATGACCGAAACCGAAGTAAACAAGGTTATGATTGTTACTAGAGGTTATCTTCAGCAATATGTCTATGTTGAAATGGTGTTGGCAGAGTGCTTCATGCAGAAAATCGAAAAGAGTATTCTGAAGAAGAAATGCGTTAGGTTTGAAGTGAAGAAGAAGTGGGTGGACTGCAAGAAGAACCTTCGCAAGGCGATTAAGTATTATGACGCTTATGTTCCTAATGCAGATTTCAATAACGAATTCGCAATGACGTTCTATGACAAGATTAGTGAAGACTTGTACAAGTTGCGAGATAAGCTTGCGGTGAGGTTACAGAACTTAGGGATTGGTGAAAAATCGGGAGTTTATGCGAATGCAATCATCCTGTACAATCTGACCAACCTTTGTTTGGGAACTTACGAGAATATCATCCGTAAGCTGTATGAAGATTTGCATGTTAACTTAATGCAAGCGTTCAAGGATTTTGCTCCTATCTTGGCCTTTGAAAATTCTTATGACTTCATGGCATTGGTGATGGATAAGGATTTCAAAAGATTGGCTGACCATTTGATGACTAAAGAGATTCTTTCTTATTTCGATAAGGTGAGAAACGGTGTCTTCAACGAACAGACTTTGAATGCAGCCGCTGTAAATGCGACAGAAGACTTGAAAGACGATGAGAAGGATTTGCAGAAAACTTATATCGGAATTAGTGACTTTATGAAGAGTGACTATCCTTTGGAGAGTGTGACATCTAAGAAAGCAAGCTAATGAAAATCGAACCAAGTGAGTTCTTGCCTATAGGTAATGAATTTCAGAAAATCTTCGGAATAAGCTTTGGAAAATTCATTGATATGCGGTTTCTTTTAGCGAGAAAAGAGTTAGTCTTCAATCTGCTGAAGTTCACAGATTGGCTTGAAGAGTGCTATCCGGATGAGTGTTCCATTGATGGAGTGAGTTATAATACTGTTGTCGAGCGAAAGTTTGGTAAGCGAGGTGTTAAAATGATAAAAAAGCTATTGAAATGAAATACCCACGTGTCAAAGCCGTGTGATGCCCAGCGTGGGGGCGGGATTGTAAACTTAGGAGTCACACGGCTTTATTTTGAAGTTTCATAACTACAAATAGCCTATCGCTAATGGTTGTTCCCTTGGGCAGGGAGATAGTTAATACCGCATCGTAAGATGTGAACACTTAAAATTTGCCGACAACCATTGGCACTTTAATTATAAAACAGGTGAAAGTTCTTGCCGATTTCCTTGCATATATGAAAGAAATTTCGTATCTTTGCAAGTGAATTTCGGTGAGACACACCTTTCAAAAACTGGTTAAAATTTAAGAATATGATTTCATACAAGTACAAGCTATATCGGACGAAGAAGACGAAGCATTTGGATAAGATGCTCCGTGAGGCTTGCTATGTTTGGAATCACGCTCTTGCCTTGCAGAAGAGATATTATAAGCTGTATCACAAGTACATTCCAAGATTTACTATGTATAAGCATTTCTCTAAGTGTTATAAACCAACATTGCTTAATTGTCAAACAGTTAGGGAGGTGTTGGATAGATTGGATATATCTTACAAGCGTTTCTTCAAGCATGATGCGAAGCGTCCACCAAAATTTAAGAAAGCAATAGAATTTGGTTCATTTGCCTTTCAACAAAATGGCTATTCCCTTAGTGGAAACGAGTTTGTGATAAACAAGATAAAGAAGTCATTTAAGTTCTCTCTGAGCCGTCCCTACGATGGTAAGGTCAAGAGGGTGTCGGTCAAGCGAAACAAGTTGGGCGAGTACTTTATCGTCCTTTGCTTAGACAAGCAAGCCGAGTCTTACGGAAAGTCACATGATGGTGCATCCGTGGGCATCGACTTTGGATTGAAGAAGTACATGACTTTGAGCGATGGGCGTGAGATTGATAATCCTCAGTTCCTTAAAACTGACTTGTTGGAGCTTAGACGCAGGTCTCGCAACCTCTCGAAGTGCAAGAAGGGCAGCAATAACCGCAAGCGCAAGAAGCTGGAGTTGGAGCGATTGTATCAAAACATCGTGAACAAGCGTTCCGATTTCCAGTGGAAGATGGCGCATGAGTTGTGCAAGCGTTATGACTTGATTTGCTTGGAGGATTTGAACTTGGAGGGAATGAAGCGTAATTGGGGACGCAAGATGTCTGACTTGGCTCATGGCGATTTCGTTGTGAAGTTGGAACACGTTGCGAAAAAATATGGCGTTCAGGTTCATAAGATTGACCGATTCTTCCCTTCGAGCCGCCTTTGTACTTGTGGTTATAAGAATGATAAGCTGTCATTGAGTGATAGGGTTTGGACTTGTCCTATTTGTGGTGCAGTTCATCCTAGAGACCTCTTTGCAGCTGAGAATATACTTCGGCAGGGCATTGCCGAATTGGGTAGTGGTAGTAAGCCGTCCGAGCAATCGCAAGGGTGCAGCCACGTTAGTCACCCAACAATTCCTTGCAAGTAGCGAGGGAGTATGTCATCAAACCAGGTCACTGGGGAGGTGTTGACACCAACAAGGGTTTAAATCCCTTGTCATCCACTAATTTTAAAAGGTTAAATTATGAATGAGTATTGTGAGAATTTGATTTCAAATGGAGTTCCTAGCTGGATAGTAGAGGAGGCTTATAAATTTACAATTGAGCCTTTGAAATCAACAGAAGGCTTGGTAGGAATTGATAAGGAAAATAGTGAGCTATATAGAAATGTCATTATCGCAGCCTACATTGAGGGTGCTAGTGCTACATTGGTAAAAGTGCAAAGATATTATGGCGGTGAGGAACATAGTTAGACAATGGAACGAGGCAACAGAAGGATATTCGTACCGCTTTAAAGGTGGAGATATTTTCCTCCGGTTGGTTAAGGCTGAAGGCAGTTATGAATTGCGTAACCCTATAGGTTATGGTGTTCAAGTAGTCAAATGCAAAGACTTGGATGAAGCAGATACAAAAGCCAAGGAAGTGCTAGAAGCGTTTTTTGAAGACAAAGTAAACATAAAAGTTATTTGATTATGGACTTAGAAATGTTGATTGATAAGATAGACTTTAGTCAAGGTGCAAGGCAGATAGCCAAGCAAGCCTTGGAGTTGGGAATGAAATATCAAAAGGAAGGTGCTTGGCATTCGGTTGAAGAATTGCCGGAGTACAACAGACGCATTGTCGGTCTGACTAAGGTTCGTAAGCGTTTCAAGCATCTGAATTTCTTAGGCGAGGAATGGTGGAATAGGTTCACGAAATCAAACGCCATCTATAAATGGGCTTATGTGGATGATTTGATATGATAGTAATCGTAGAAATCCATAATGCTATTTTGTTTTAAAGGTTTGCCCCATCACTATATAATAATGTAGTGGTGGGGATTTTTTTGTGTTAACGTCAGTAAATTATCGGTGTTATATGTTATGATATATTAAAGAACAAAAGAAACACATTAAAAAGTTTGCATATTTCGGATATTCTTTGTATCTTTGCATTGTAATTAAGAAACAAGGTTACTAATTTAAAAAAGGTGAGACACACCACAAAAACTGTAAGAAGAAAGTGGAAAAGAATAATGTTTATGTAGAGGTGTTGACAAAGATTGCCAGCCTCATGGGTAGAACAAAGGAGTCTATCCAGATGTCGTCTTCAAATACTCATACGAGTATTACGATGTTTGCCGAAAATAATAGCAAGATTATTGGAAATTGGTATTTTGATGCTTCCGATAGCAAGGAGTTGGTGGATGCTACCTTCAATGGTCTGAAGGCTTTGGTTGAGTCTCTTGAGCACAATAAGAGCAATGACGGACAAGCAGCGTAAGTACATAGAAAGTCTTATCAAGAAAGTGTTTCGTAATGCAGATTCGCAGAGCGAAATACTTTCCAGATTGGATAGGGTTAAGATTTCAAGCCATCAAGCTTCAGTAATGATACATGCATTGAAGTTAGAGTGCAACATCGGTCGTTCCGTTCCGGCATATATGTTAATGGCAAACAATCTAAATCCAAAAATGGATGAGTTCTTTAGTATATTAGGGTACGATGAATGACGTATTCTTCAAGAAGAAAAGAAGTTGATATGAAAAAGGTAATTATGATAATAGCCGTTGCCGCCATTTTGGTAGGTTGTAAAGGTAAGGGTACAAGAGTCCAAATCTCGGATTCTGTTGACAAATTCAAGGTCGAGAAATTGTTTGTTGTAGATAGTATAACAGTGTACAGGTTTTATGACCAAGGAAATGCTATCTATTTCACTAACCGGAAAGGTAGGGTAGATGCGACCCATTCCGAGTACAATCCGGTTACTCATACATACAATGACGAGGTTAACGAAACTTTATGTGAAGGAGATTGAAAATGAATAAACGAAAATGCAAGAAGTTATTCTACAAGGAGAGTGCTAAATGGCTTTTGAAAAGAGGTTGGACTGACGGTTATATAAGTCCTAATACTATAAAATATGTAGTAAGAAAGTTAGAAAAACTCACAAAGTTAAAACTTTTATACTACTTACATAATAAAGTTGAAGAAGATTGCTTTGTGATAAGGAAGGAGGTGAACAATGACTAAATGGTACCCTGCAAAAGAAGCTCCAAACTACGAAGAATGGATTCTTACAGAATGGTATGATGGAGACGATGGATGTATTAAGTACGATGCTGATTATCTTTACTGTCTTGTTTATTGGAAAGATTATGTAAAGAGAAACAACATCACAAAGTGGTGCTATATTGATGATTTACTGCCAAAGAAAGGAGATGAGCAATGAAAACATTTATCTTTGATGTTATGCTCAACGGAAGATTTGTCTGCACGTTAAAGTATAAATATTGTGCGCTCTTCCCGATAGATTTTGAAGATTTAGAAAAGTTCGTCCTCCAAAAGAGACCTACTTTGAAAGGTTATGATTTTAGAATTATGTTTTAAGGAGTAAAGCGTATGTATTTTGAATATAGAATAGTCAAAATTGAGAAAGGTTTGTTTTTCATCGAGTATAAGACCGCTCCTTATGGAGTTTGGCATGAAGTAGATAAAAAGTTCAAAACTAAGCCAAAGGCAGAAGCTTGGGCTAGAAAGAACTTAGTTTAATGAAGTAAAGCGTATGAATGGATTGTTATCAATGATTGGTATGCAAACTGAATTGGAATACCAAATGGGTGATGATTTTCCTTTTGGTTCTCCACGTATTAGATTTAATGTTCCGAAAGGCAACATTCCATCCGACAAACAGAAGTGCCAGCCAAAGGAACAGCATGAGTTCACCATCAAGGGTGTTAAGATTATGGCAGCTTCAAAGAAAGATGCTATTAAGAAGTTTAATCATCGTAAAAAATAAAGAGATATGTTATACGAAGCAAAACAAGGTACAAAGGCTTATGAATACATTAAGAGTATTCTCGATGCTGAATTTGAAGAGCATAAAGCCTACATGAAACGAGTAGAAGAAGCCGTAGGTTTCAAATTTGAAAAATATCAGGGCTATCAGCCTAACAGTACTCTCACAAGAGAGTACGAGATTACTGCTATATGGGTTCCTTCTGAGCGTTACGATACGCTAGATAAAAAGGTGTGGAAGAAGGTAGACGGTGTAAAATTGGAGGACGGTTATTATGTAGCTATTGCGCCTAATAAGCGATATAAGCAAGGCAAGGCAATAGCCTCCGTTCTTCTCTCCTATAAATCAGTTGCTAACCATTTCAAGGTAATGAAGAAACTGAATATAGAAGTCTCTCAAGCTAGCCGTTTTTCTATTACTCAGCTCCTCCGTCACAAAGACCGCATTTTCGTTTACTTTGATGACAGCATCCGAGCCGAGAAGCAAAATCAAGACTTCGTGGAAATCACGATAGGTGAATATGAGGATTTCATTAATAAAAAGGACTAAGCTATGGATAAGTTAGAATACATTCCAGGAGATTTGGTAAAGTTTGCAACTAATAATTATACTATTGTTAATTTTGAAGAAAACTTTCTTCATAACAAGATATGTTATGCTTTAATTTCAACTAATAGTACAAAAACAGCTTTAGTTGCAGACAGAGATATTTTACCGATTCCTCTCACTCTTGAGATTCTAGAGAAGAATGGATGGAAGTCTATAAATGGTAAGTATGCTTTAAAGATAAAAAATGCAAATTATGTAGTACTTGAATTTACAGAAGATGGTATATACACTTACATAAATGAAAATACCATGCTTTTTACAATAAAGTATATTCACGAACTCCAACATTTATTATATGCTTTGCATATAGATAGTAACTTAAAAATATAATGATATGGCACAGAAATATATAGTTGGTGATGTTGTTATGTATGACAACAAAATCATGGTAGTCAAAGAGCCAAGAGACGGAAGCCACTTTGACTTGTCTTGCCCGAAAGAAGGATTGGTGTACAGCTTTGTTGGTGTTGATGAAATAAAGCCAATGCTCCTTACATCTGCCATTCTTCTTAAGAATGGATGGAGTAAGGGACAAATATACTTTAGGCATAGTCGTATTCCAAGAATTAAACTTTGCACAGACGGCGGAATCAGTTGGTCTGTTTCAATAAATGATGATATTATGGGAAGTTATATCAATTATGTTCATCAGTTGCAGCATATCCTATTTGCTTTTGGTATTGGAGAAGAAATGGAGGTGTAGGTATGCTTATAAGTGAATTTATTCAACAGCTTCAAGATGTTTACGATGAAGAGGGTGATATGGAAATTGCCATCAAGATAGATGATAACGACTTAGGTTCTGAACCTATTGTTGTGAAATCTACTGTTTATGAACAACTTTATATAGTTAATTCCTAACCGCTTTCGGGCATAAATAATAGCAGTATGGACAAAAATGTTGTGCTATCCAACGAAGAGTTGGAATTACTCATAACAGGCTTACATTGTGTAGATGAACGTAGTTATAATTTTTATACTACAACATATACACCGTGGAGTGAAGCTAAAGAGTTAAAAGAGAATTTGCGAATAAAACTCAAAAGAGTATTGTTAAATGTTTAACGCATCTGGGCATAAAAGATAGAATATGCAAGGACAATTAGTTGATTTACGTGATGCGTATAAAGCCATTCGCAAAGCTTTGTTTGTCAAACAGGGGCAAGGTAATGAGTGGATGCAAAGAGATAGACAAGAAGGCTTAAAATTGTTGCGTCAAATACAACGTATTTTAAGCTATACTTATTAACGCCTTCGGGCATAAAAGATATTAGTATGAAAATAAGTGATTTGGTTAAAAGTTTAGAGAAAATAAAGGCAAAACACGGAGACTTGCCTATTGCTTTTGAGGTAAGTGATGATGATTGTTGTCCTATAGACAAAATACACGTCACAACGATATATGACGATGATAGTACAATTTCAGAAGCAGGTTTCTGTGAGGTAAGAAACTTAGGTGATGGAGAGAAGTATTTAAACATTAGCGATATGTTAGGTGGTTAATGCCTTCAGACATAAATAAATAGAAATATGAATGCAACAGAAGCAAAGAAGACGCTATTTGAGATTAGAAAAAATCTTATTGACGATAAGCAGAAGCATGCTATTTGGTTAGCAATCAAAGCTATTGATTATTGTATAAGATTGAGGAAAGGATATTAACAGATAGTAATATGAAAGCAAGTGAGTTGATAGAGCATTTAAAATCTTATATTGACATCACGGGTGGAGATTGTGAAGTACTTGTATTTGATAAAGCAGATATTTCTTGTGATATTAAGAATACTTCTACAGATGGTGATTATATATTTCTACACATCATCTGATAAATATACAACTAAGACACCAGAGTAAATAACTATCCATTATGGGATATAAATATAAGTAATATGGTAGTATTGTTAACGATTTTAGGAACTATCTTTCTGATAGTTAGTGCAATATTTTGGTCAGAAACGCCAAAGTTGAGAACAGTAAGTATTGTAATTGCGACAGTGGCAGCAATACTTATGACCTTATGTTATGTAGGCTCTGTGCTTGCACAATATATGATAGAATTTACGAAATAATTAACTAACCATCCTGCAAGGGATATAAATAGAAGAGAATATGAAGGAATTAAGAAAGAAAACATTTAAGAATGGTGTCGTGTATTGCCTTCAATTAGAAGATGGTTTCCTTGTTGAAACGACAGATACATTCTTGCCTTATTACACCAAAGATGCAATAGGCAGACATCAGAATAAGCTCGACAACAATGAGCTTGGCGACCGCACGGAACGTTGGATGATAGGAGTATCTACAATGAGTGGGTGTCCAGTAAGATGCAAGTTCTGTGCTACAGGCAACATGAAACGTTATCGCAATCTTACGGCAGAAGAAATTGTTGAACAGGTTGAATTTGCCATCAACAAGGCAGGTGCTGACCCAAGCAAAGCAAAAGAGTTTAAGATTAACTATACTCGTATGGGCGAGCCATTCCTCAATATTGATGCAGTCAAGGATGCTATCCGCATTATTACTGAGAAATACCCAAATACTCATCATTACGTATCAACGATTGGCATTAAGGGAAGCGATTTCTCTTTCATTAAGGGAAATATTACGTTACAGATTAGCTTACATTCATTTGATGATGACAAGCGTAATTGGTTGATTCCTTACAAGAACAAGATGACTATTCAAGAGTTAGGTCAGATTCGCACAGAAAGCAATCTGAAGACTACAATCAATCTTACACTTGTTGACACTTCCGATTTTGATGCAGAAAAGCTGAAAAAATGGTTTGATAAGGAGCATTTCTTCGTGAAGTTGTCTCCTATTAATGTGAATAACATATCAGAGAAAAATCACCTCGGCAATGGTGTTGTAGAAGGAATTAATTTAGTATGAAAAAGGGTATTTTCAGATATAGAATTATCACAAATTTGAATTGCAACATGAACGAAAGTACAGGAGTAAACGGAAATTGTTACTTCTGCTACCAAAAGTTTAAGTCACCATTGCGACTGGATTGTGATAAGATGGAGGAAACTTTGAAGAAGGTTGGTGTTCTGAAAAGAGCAACTATCATGGGAGGCGAAAGCTTGCTCAATCCAGATTTGGTAAAGATTGTAAAGATAGTCAGCAACTATACATCTGATGGTATCTGTCTTGTTACAAATGGAATACTGCTTAATGAGGACATCATCGTTGCATTGAAAGATGCCGGATTAACTGAGGTTGCTATCAGCGTGTCTTCTATCGAACAGTACGAAAGACGTAGAGATATGGCACTTCTGTGTAAGGAGATTATTCCAAACACAAGAATAAACATTCCTAAGTGCAAGGAAAGTTTGAATCCACAACTACTGGAAACAATACTATCAGATGGTTTCTATAGCATTGTATGCGAAGATTTACAGGCAAGGTATGGTGAGATAAGACTCCCAGATGGTTCTGTAAAGGTTGGTGATGACGGATATGGATTCTATGATTACAAGTGGAATGGACATACATTTGGAGTATTTGGCAATTATGGGAAGTACAACAGAAGCGATATTATCATAACTCCTCTTGGAAATTTCTGTGATTGGGAAAAGTATTGCAAGGCCGTTAAGAACAATGAGCTTGTAAGAAGAAATAATCATATTGATGATGACAAAATTGTGCATTGATTTCGGAAGTGGCTATAATCCAAAGGCTGGATATAAAACTTGCGATATAACAACCTTTCCACAATTGGATTTTCAGTATGATGGGAAAGATGAGATTGTCGGTCTTAGAGAAAAATCAGTAGATGTATTTTATCTAAGAAACGTTGTTCATCATATCCCAGATTTACAGAGAACTTTTACAACCTTGAAGAAGTATCTGAAGGTAGGTGGGAAGCTAGTTATCATTGATTGCAATAAAGGTCATTATAAGACAAATGTATTTCTTGACAATTTATGGTATAGATTTGTTGGCAATAACAACGAAATCTTTATCAGTAAACAGTATAGAGATTACATTAACGTTTTGATAAAGTTAGGTTTTAAGCAATTATATTATAAATCATTTAAAGAAAAGGAGATTACTAAGTATGAATGCAATTAAGAATCAATTGGAAAAGATGGGCTACGATTATGCAGTAGCAATCGCAACAAAGGCTGAAATTGAGAATGGAGCTGCTTGTGGTCAGCTCGCTATTATTTGTGAGTAAGTAATTAACCACCCTCTCCTTGGCAACAGGGAGAGGGTAAAAAGAAGAGAATATGGACTTAGTAATTACAATATTAGGTTGGATTGCATTAGGTGTTATATCTGCTTATCTGTTAGCAATAGTAGGTAAAATAATCTTTGATGCTGCAACCGCTGATTATAAGTTATACAAGCATGTAAGATTGTGTCGCAAGAGATTGCTAAGACAGCGATATGAAGATTATGCTTGGCTATTATTCCAGTTAGAGAAAGATACGGAAGTTTTCAATCTTACTCATAACACAAGAGATTGGACTTTTGAAGATTGGAGAGAATTTTATCTTAAAAAAGCTAAGGAGGATAAGCAATGACTATAACAATACCAATGTGGCTACTATATGTCGTAGGAGGCATTGTAGCAATCGTATTATTTCTAATTTCCGCAAC